GCCCTAGCGCCGCTGCATTCAAGGCCGCTGCTAAAACTGCCAAGAAACCTAAGAAGAAAAAGTGATTGACTATCGCGGTGAGCAATTTGCGGGTTACAACAAACCCAAGCGCACGCCAAGCAATCCAAAGAAGTCGCACGCCGTACTAGCCAAGGAAGGCGATACGGTAAAGCTGATCCGCTTCGGCCAGCAAGGCGTTAGCGGTAGCCCATCCCGCAAAGGTGAATCAGCCGCCGACAAGGCCCGCCGCGCATCATTCAAGGCACGGCACGCCAGTAATATCGCCAAGGGTAAACTGTCTGCTGCTTACTGGGCCGATAGGGTAAAGTGGTAGGGCAATCTATCCCTGCGGGATAATGTCCGAAGAGATCACCAATCAGGAGCCTGCGGCTACTGATGCAATGCAACGCAGCATCGAAGCATTAGAACGCAAAAACAGCGAGCTAATCACTGAACTGCGCACCGCAAAGTCCAAAGCGTCTAAGGTGCCAGATGGAGTTAATGTTGACGAACTCCTTGAATTTAAGCGCACGCACGAACAGCAGCAGCTCGAATCCCAAGGCAACTACACCGAAGCAAGGCAAGCTTTGGAGCAGCAGTACCGTGAGGCGACGGCGCAAAAGGACCAGCGCATTGAATCCCTTGAAGCCAAAGTCCGAGAGCTTGAGCTGATCGCGCCTGCTGTTACGGCATTAGCTGAGATCGTCCATGACCCTGACCTAGTGCTGCGATCTAAGCTCAGTGCCGACAGGATCGAACGCGAGCCGGATGGCACTGTGGTGGTAGTAGACGGCTACCAGCGCACACCAGTAGCTGAATGGGCCAAGACGCTACCGGCGTGGATGCAGAAAGCACCAAGGCCGCAGGGTAGCGGTGCACCATCAGGCGGCAGCAATGCAGGCCAGGCACCACTAGGTAAAAACCCGTTTGCGACTGAAACCTTTAACCTGACCGAGCAGGCTAGGCTATTCAGGACCGATCGTGATCTATACGATCGCATGAAAGCAGCCGCGCAACGCTAGTATGGATGCAACTGCTGTAATGGCTGCGCCATTTAGCTAGGGGCTGCGCCCAAACCGTCAATCATCCCATTGCACCGACACCATGGCGACTCTTCGCTCTGATGTCATCATCCCCGAAATTTTCACGCCTTACGTCATTGAGCAGACCACCCTTCGTGATGCCTTCCTGGCTAGCGGTGTGGTCCAGCCAATGGCTGAGCTGAACGCTACGGAAGGTGGTGACTACGTAAACATTCCATTCTTCAAAGCTAACCTGACCGGCGACTTTGAAGTGCTATCCGATAGCACCTCACTGACACCCGGTAAGATCACTGCCGACAAACAAGTTGGCGTCATCCTGCACCGTGGCCGCGCCTTTGAGTCACGTGACCTAGCTGCCCTTGCTGCTGGTTCTGACCCTATGGCAGCCATCGGCGCCAAAGTGGCCGACTACGTTGCCCACCAACGCCAGAAAGATCTTCTTTCTTGCCTGTCTGGTATCTTCGGTACGCTTGGTACCAACGCATCTGCTTCTTTCGTTGATCTAACGATTGATGGACTGAGCGGTGATACTCCTGTAGTGTTGTCCCCCCGCCATGTTGCTGAAGCTCGCTCAATCCTGGGCGATCAAGGCGATAAGCTGGCTGCTGTCTGTATGCACTCCAAAGTCTATTATGACTTGGTTGAGCGTAAGGCAATTGATTATGTGAGCACTCTTGATGCCCGTGGCACCTCTAGCACCCAGTCCGGCGGTACGATCGTTGCTGCCTATGGCGGTGAAGTTACCGTACCTACCTACATGGGTCTGCGCGTAATCGTTTCCGACGATGTGCAAACCGAAGGTAGCGGCGCCTCCAGTGAGTATGCAACCTATTTCTTCACCCAAGGCGCTGTCGCCAGCGGTGAGCAAATGGGAATGGAGGTTGAAACCGATCGTGACATCCTCGCTAAGAGTGATGCCATGTCGATGGACCTGCATTATTGCTACCACCCCATTGGTGCTAAGTGGACCACTGGCACCACCAACCCAACCCGCGCTCAGTTGGAGACTATTACCAACTGGACTAAGGTTTATGAGACAAAAAATATCGGGATCGTTAGAGCCACAAACACTTCCAACTTCGATTGAGGTAACTAACCATGGCACAACCTTCCCAGTTTGAACTGTCTACAGAGCAGTACATCGTTGCTGACCACTACATCGCCTCTTCGGTGGCTGATGTCCAGTTCTTCACCGCTCCGGTGAAGTGCCAAGTGGTCAGCATCCGTGAGGTACATGCCACCGCTGGTAGTGATGGCTCTGCCGTTTCTGGTACGATTCGTCGCTGCCAAGGCACTGAAGCTGCTACCGCTGGTGATGACTTGCTTGGCACCACCAAAATCGACTTCAAGGGCACTGCTCTTACTGAGCAGAAGTTTGATGCGGCTGATTCTGGTGAGCTGACCAGCACCACCGCCAACCTGACCCTGGAAGCTGGTGACCGCCTGTCCCTGGACGTCACTGGCACAACCACCGCGTTGGCTGGTGTGATCCTTAGCGTGCTGCTGAAGCGCATCTGATGGGACTGTTCGCCTTCCGGCGACTGCGTAACCAGGAGGCTGCATCTTTGGATGTGGCCTCTTTTTCTACGCCGGAGCCAGCTAAGATAGAACCAACACCAGAACCTGATAATGGCGATCGTCCTAGTCGCAACAGCCGGCGGAAGCACATCAAACACGTACCAGACGCTAGCTGATGCGCAGGCCATCATTGATGGCCTTATCGAGGATGGTGATGTGACTGCATGGGCAACGGCTACCACCGATGCAAAAAACCGTGCATTGTACACCGCTGCGCAGAGGTTAGACCGTGAACGCTTTCTTGGTGCTCGCGCTACTGATACGCAATCAATGCAATGGCCCCGCACTGGTGTACGCAAGCCTGACACCTACATCAACACGTACGCCGTTGGTTTTCCATTTCGTATCACCACTGATTATTTCACCGATACCGAAATCCCAACGCAGATCAAGCAAGCGCAGGCCGTGCTAGCTGTCTTCCTAAACAACAACACCGATAGCCTCGGCCTGTCTGGCCTTGAGGATTACAACAGCGTTAGCATCGGACCGATCAGCGTTACGGTCAACAGCAGTAGCGCCCAAGCTGGTGCCGACAAGATCCCGCCGATGGTTGAACGCTACCTGATAGGGCTTAGAATCAGTGGACCAGGCAACCTCTCAATCAAACGATCATGAACATTTCAATCGGCGGCGGTGATGCAGTTTTTCGCGCTGGACTTGAGATCCCAACGCATGACTACATCAGTAATACTTACGATGGCAGTGGCAACCTAACAATCGTTCAATACTATCGCGGTGGTAGCAGTGGTAGATTGGTTGCAACGCTTACATTAACCTATAATGTCAGCAATAGCCTGCTTACTGTTACTCGGAGTTAATTGTGACACGGATTGACGTTGCTACTGGCGAGATATTACAAGGCGTTGATTTACTGCAAATTTATGGCGACAAAACGTTTCTCGTTGATCTTAATGGAGGATTAAAACTTGCGCCATTAATTGGAACGCAAATCCTGGAGTTTCTTGCGGCAGAAGATTCTGATTTATTGTTGTACGAGGATAACGATAAAATCAAGCTAGAAGGTGCCGCATGACAATATCTAAATCCTTGCAAAAGACTGCATCCAAGCTGATGGAGAAGTTCGGCGGTGCATTGACCTATAGGCGCGTTAGTGGCGGCGCCTATAATGCCAACACCGGTGCAATTACGGAAACAACAACTGATTACAGCTTGCGCGGGGTATTGCAAGATGTCAAGGCGCGTGAGGTAAATGAACTAATCCAAGCTGGTGATAAGCGATTGTATATTGCTGCAACTGACTTAGCTGTTACGCCTAACACCGCTGATCGGGTTATTATTGCCGCAGTGTCACATCAAATCATCAACGTACAAACAATCGAGCAAGATAACCAGCCGATTACCTATGAGCTGGTGCTGAGGGTTTGATATGGCGCAAATCATTAGGCTAAGTGATTTTGGTAGGTTTAGCGAGCAGCAGGTAAATAAATTGCTGCGCGTTGTGGTATTAGAGACCGACCTAATGCTAAAGATGCAAAGCCCAGTTGATACTGGGCGATTCCGCATGAGTTGGGTGGTGGGAGAAAATACAACCGGCAACTATGATGCAGGGCCGCAGCAAAAAGCCACAGCCGCATTCAAGGGGCAAACATCACCACCAAAAAACCCTATACCAGGCTTGGCAGTTGGTATCAACTACAGACCCGATACCGAGCGCGTTGGCAATTCCTATCACATCCATAACACGCTGCCATATGCAGAGCGCCTAGGTAATGGCCACAGCACACAGGCGCCGGCTGGCTGGGTGGAGCTGATCGCAAGGCAGATGGCAAACCGCGCTAGGCAACTGGCGGATCAAATCGGGAGGCAATCCTAATGGCTGCGCTTGATCTTAATGCAATTCGTGCTGTAATCGAAGGCCGCCTAGCGACTGAGCTAGCCCTAGCGCCTGCTATTCCTGTTGTATTTCACAACATGGCATATACGCCCACACCAAGCAGCACATGGGTGCAATGCCAGGTTAGCTTTGGCAATAACAACTACGTCACGATGGGTACTGGCGCAGGTGCTAGCAATAGCGTGATCGGTGTTGCGGTAATCAATATCTTCTCAGCTAAAGGCGTCGGTCCAGGCGCCAGCCTGATCGTTGCAAAGAGAATCCGGGATTTGTACGTTAGAATCAATACATCAGGGGTTCGCTTTGATCCCCCAACAGGCCCAGAGGTGGTGGCCACGCCGTCTCCCGAAGGGTACTTTCAAACCCAGGTCCGCTTGACCTTTGAAACCTTCGAGGATCTCTAACCATGGCCTTCTATCGCGGTGAGCAAGGTTCCGTCAAATTTGACGATGCCGGCTCCACCACTGCCACCATTGCCTCCACTCGTTCATGGTCCATGACCGTTGAAAAGGACGTACTGGAAACCACGGCGCTTGGTGCTACCTACAAATCCAACATAGGTGGCTTGATTGCTGGTTCTGGCACCGTTGAACTGATCTACAGTGCTAGCAGCTCCGACGAAACCAACGTATTCATCGAGGCTGCTAACACGGCAACTGATCAAGGTGTTGCCGCCTTTGAGTTGTTTCTTGATACCACTGGCACCAAAAAGATTAGCTTTGTCGGTTTGATTACTTCTGCCGACTACGGCGCTACTGTTGGCGAATTGGAGGTTATTACCTGCAACTTCGTCACTAGCGGCGCCATCACCCTCGGTATTTAACCATGGCCTTCTTTCGCGGCGAACAGGGCACCATCTTTTTTGACAAAGACAGCAGCGGCGGCGTCTCTGAAGTTGCTGCTGTACGATCCTGGTCTATGACCGTCGAGAAGGACGTTCTAGAGACTACCTCCCAAGGCGCCACCTACAAAGCCAATATCGGCGGCTTGATCGCTGGTAGCGGCACCATGGAGGTGATGTATGACGCACCTAGTGCCGGCGATAAGCTGGACCTAATCAAGGATGTCAACACCGCTACCGATGAAGGCAACGCCTTTGTTGAGTTGTACCTTGATGAAACCGGCGGCAAAAAGATCACCGGTAGCATCGTGATTACGTCTACTGATTACAGTGCTACAGTAGGCGAGCTTGAAATGGTGACGATTAACTTCACCATGAACGGCGCCATCACGACATCGATCTAATGCCTGCCACAATCCGCCCCGTTGACTTGCTCGCCGGGGCTTTTGATCTCAACCAGCGCCGCCGGTTTAATATCAAGAAAGAAGATGGCAGCATTGTGCTGTCGTTGTATTTCAAGCCGATCACCCGCGCTGATCGCAAGCGTGCTACTGCCCTATCGACCAGCGAAGAAGCATTAGACATCAGCACCCAGATGCTATGTCATATGGCTGAACTGGAAGATGGCACCAAAGCATTTGCAGCGGCTGATGCAGTTAAGCTTCAGCGCGAGCTGCCTGAATCAGTGCTAAACGAACTGGAGCTATTCCTGTTTGGGCTTGGTGCGGCTGAATCGCTAGAAGAAGCAAAAAACGACTAGAGGCCGATAGCTGGCTTTACTTTGAAATGTTTCTAGCCACTGAGTTAGGCATGACCGTAAGCCGGCTTCGGCAAGAACTTACTGATGCTGAGTTCATCCATTTTGCCGCCTACTATGAGGTAAAGGGTAAACGCGAACGCCAAGAAATGGATAAGGCAAAGCAGCGCCGCTAGACTGGCGGAAAGGTCGGTCTAGCAGTGGCTGTTTCTGTTCTCGATATTCAGGTAAACAGCCAAGGTGCTGTACGCAACCTAAATCAAGTTGGCGCGGCTTCTAATGCCGCCTCATCTGGCGTCAATCTATTAAAAAGTGCGATTGCGCCATTGCTAACTGCAT